TGGAAAAAAGCAAACCCCTCTCTTGGTCATACTTTTACCGATCGGTACCTGCGTGAGCAGGTTACTCAGGCTCGGGGGATGCCGTCGAAGGAAAGCATTGTTCGGCGGTTAAACTTCTGTCAGTGGGTGGATGCCGATAACCCATGGATGAGTAGCGATGTGTGGATGGGGTGCGAAGAGGACTTTGACCTGCAGGAGCTGCAGGGAGAAGAATGTTATGGCGGCCTGGACCTTTCAGGAACTCGCGACCTTACGTCTCTGGCGCTTTTTTTCCCTAAAAAAAGAAAGCTGCTGGTGGAGTTCTGGACACCAAAAGACACTCTGACAGACCGGGCGAAAACAGACCGGGTTCCATATGACGCATGGGAACGGGACGGATACATCCACACCACACCAGGTAAAGCCGTGAAGTATGGTTTTGTTGCTGAACGTATCGCAGATCTTGCAATGCAGTTCGACATCAAGGCCATTGCCTTCGACCAGTACCGTATTAAATACCTTGAGCCGGAACTGGACGAAGCCTCAGTATCAGTGCCGCTGATCCCGCATGGGCAGGGCTACTACAAGGCAAAAGATTCTGGTCTGTGGATGCCGCATTCTATCGAGCTATTTGAGCAGATGCTGGATGATGGCGCAGTCGTTATTAAAACTAATCCCTGCCTGCGCTGGAATGCAGCTTCCGCAGTAACCGAAGCCGATCAGAAAGAAAACCGCATTTTTGCCAAGAAAAAAAGTACCGGACGTATTGATGGCGTGGTGGCTTCCGCTATGGCAATAGGTGCATCAGAAGAGGATGTCACTGATGATGGCGATGTTGATGGTTTCTTTGATGATCCAATCATAGTGGGTATCTGATGGCGAATAATAAACACCCCGGGCGAATAAAAAGCGCCCTTTTAAACTGGCTGGGCGTCCCAGTCAGCCTGACTAACGGCGAGTTCTGGCGCGAGTGGTTCGGAACCAGCAGCAGTGGAAAAGTTGTGACTGCTGATAAGATTATCCGCCTGTCTGCTGTATGGGCCTGTGTCAGGCTGTTGAGTGAATCGGTTTCCACGTTACCGCTGAAAATCTACGAGCGGCAGGCTGATGGCTCCCGAAAACTGGCTTCTGATAATCCTGCTTACCAGGTGCTTTGCCGGCGCCCCAATCCTGAAATGACGCCGTCACGTTTTATGCTGATGGTGGTCGCCAGTATCTGTCTGCGGGGAAATGCATTTGTTGAAAAACTGTTTATCGGCAGAAAACTGGTATCACTGGTTCCGCTGTTACCACAGAACATGGTAGTAAAACGACTGGATAGTGGGCAATTGCAGTACTCATATACTGAGAACGGAAAACAGAGAATTATACCTGTAAACCGGATTATGCATATTCGTGGATTCGGTCTGGATGGAGTATGTGGCATGATGCCTGCGATGACGGGCATCGATGTCTTTGGTGCGGCAATGTCGGTGGATGAAGCCGCGGCAAAAATCTTTGAAAATGGCCTTCAGAGTACAGGGTTTCTTTCTTCAAAAAATGCGCTGACCAAAGAGCAGCGTGATCGTCTGAGGCAAAACCTTCAGTCTTTTATCGGTTCAAAAAATGCCGGAAAACTGATGGTGCTGGAAAATGAACTCACATACCAGAATGTCACCATGAATCCGGAGGCGGCACAATTGCTGGAAAGCCGTTCCTTCAGTATCGAGGAAATTTGCCGCTGGTTTCGCGTTCCTCCTTTCATGGTCGGTCATACCACTAAACAAAGTAGCTGGGCATCCAGTCTTGAAGGGATGAACCTCCAGTTCCTGACGCACACTCTTCGACCGCTGCTGGTGAATATTGAACAGGAAATTGGCCGGTGCCTGCTCGATAGCGATGATGACGTGTTCGCGGAGTTCTCCGTTGAAGGACTGCTGCGCGCTGACAGCGCTGGCCGTGCGGCTTACTATACCAGCGCGCTTCAGAATGGCTGGATGTCGCGAAACGATGTTCGCCGTCTGGAAAATATGCCGCCGATTGAAGGGGGGGACATTTACACCGTTCAACTCAACCTGACGCAGCTGAAAAACCTCGAAAGCGTCAACCCTGCAGTTCAGGCGCTCGCTGTCAGAGAGCTGCATAACCACGTATTCCCCGATATTCCTTACGAACAATCTCCGCTGAAACAGGCCGCTTAGGAGCACTTTCCTTATGAGCAAGAAACAACTTCCGGCAGCGCCGGCGGGGCGCCCCTGTGCGCGCGTTACCTGTGAAACACTTCCTTCCGCACTGGACCGCTGGAACGGCGGGATCAAAGCTGCGGCCACCGACGATAACAGCATTTCTGTTTTTGATGTTATCGGGCAGGACTACTGGGGCGAAGGGGTGACGGCGAAACGCATTGCCGGTGCGCTTCGGGTGATGAATGGCGCTGACGTCACGGTGAATATTAACTCTCCGGGCGGCGACATGTTCGAAGGACTGGCCATCTACAACCTGCTGCGTGAATACCAGGGGAAAGTTACGGTCAAGGTGCTGGGCATTGCCGCCAGCGCCGCCTCTGTTATCGCGATGGCCGGAGATGATATTCAGATTGGTCGTGGGGCCTTCCTGATGATCCACAACTGCTGGGTGGTGGCAATGGGTAACCGGCATGACTTTGCTGAATTATCTGCCTCTCTCGAACCGTTTGATAACGCAATGGCTGACATTTACGCCGCACGCTCCGGGCTTGATATGGCCACAGTGCAAAAACTGATGGATGCCGAAAGCTACATCGGCGGTAGCGATGCCGTGGAGAAAGGTCTGGCCGACAGCCTTCTTTCTGCTGATGCCGTAAGTGACGGTGACGAAACTCCTGCTGCAGCGTTGCGTAAGCTCGATGCGTTGCTGGCAAAGTCGAACACTCCGCGCTCTGAACGCCGGAAACTGATTAAAGCCCTGTCCGGTGGCATGTCTGGCGCTGCCACCAACCACGACGGCACGCCGGGCGCTGCCGAAGAAATCAAACCTGAAATCATCAATTCTCTTGAAAACGCCCTCGCTGCGTTAGTCAGATAAGGACCTTTTATGTCTGAAATAAATGAAATTCTGAAAAAAGTCACCGCCAGCATTGAAGAGGCAACCGGCAAATTCAACGCGAAAGCAGAAGACGCACTCAAAGAGGCGCAGAAGTCAGGCAGGCTGTCAGAAGAAACAAAGGCTGCCGTTGACAAGATGGCGTCTGAATTTAACGCCCTGCGTGAAGCTGAAAAAACGCTGAAGGCGGCAATAGGGGAACTTGAGCAGCATGTTGCGCAGATGCCGCTGGCCAATGCAAAACATATTGTTGAGACGGTTGGCCAACAGGTCATTTCTGCGGAAGCTCTTAAAACATTTTCCGCCAGCGTGGAAGGAGGGAAACGCGTCAGCATCCCGGTAAACGCTGCACTTATCTCCTCCGGTGTCGCTGAAGGTGTGGTAGAGCCTCAGCGCCTGCCGGGTATTGATACTACCCCCAAACAACGCCTGTTTATACGTGATCTGATTGCACCTGGCCGCACATCATCCCCGGCAATCTTCTGGGTTCAGCAGACGGGCTTTACCAATAAAGCCGCTGTGGTACCTGAAAACACGCAGAAACCATACAGCGATATTGCATTCGCCACGAAAATCACCCCGGTGACCACCGTCGCGCATATGTTCAAAGCATCCAAGCAGATTCTGGATGACTTCGCACAGTTACAGTCCACTGTTGATGCCGAAATGCGTTACGGCCTGAAATATGTTGAAGAGCAGGAAATCCTGTTTGGTGACGGTACCGGCGTTCATCTGCACGGTATCGTTCCGCAGGCTTCGGCCTTCAGTGCAGAATTCAGGGTTGAACAGCAAAACGGCATTGATGACCTGCGCCTGGCAATGCTGCAGGCGCAACTGGCGCGCTTCCCGGCGTCAGGGCATGTTCTGCACTTTATCGACTGGGCAAAAATCGAACTCACTAAAGACACGCTTGGGCGTTATATCCTTGCCAATCCATCAGGTCTGACTGGCCCGACATTGTGGGGGCTTCCGGTGGTGGCGACCGAAGCTGCGGCATTTAAGGGCAAGTTCCTGACAGGCGCATTTAACGCTGGTGCGCAGATTTTTGATCGTGAGGATGCCAATGTGGTTATTTCCACTGAAAACGCCGACGATTTTGAGAAAAACATGATCTCAATTCGTTGTGAAGAGCGTCTGGCACTGGCAGTCAAACGTCCGGAAGCATTCATCTATGGTTCCTTCACTGTCCCGGCACCTGCTGGCGCATAAAACCTGCTGCGGCCTGCGGGCCGCTTTTTTATGGGAGTGAGCTATGAAAATAATTGCACAAAAGCCGCTGTACATAAACGGCGACGTGGTTACCGAAGGCTCGGTATTCGAAACCATTGAGCAGCACGGACGCGAACTGATTAATAAAGGATATGCACATCTGATTGAGGTCGATAATTCTGCGCAGCCGGAACAGCCGGAACAGCCGGAACAGCCGGAACAGCCGGAACAGCCGGAACAGCCGGAACAGCCGGAGACAAAAGCAGACAAAAAGGCGAGAAAGTGATGCTTGAGCTTGTTGTGGTGAAACAGCATTGTCGCATTGATACCGATTTTACGGGTGATGATGCTCTGCTGGAGATTTACTCAGGTGCGGCAGCCCGGTATGTCCAGACATGGACGCGCCGCACGCTCTATGAAAATGAAAGCAGCCCAGGCTACGCAGAAGATCCTGACCAGATTCTCCTCAATGATGATGTTAAGGCGGCCATGTTACTGCTGATAGGTCACTGGTATGCCAACAGAGAATCAGTGGCCGTCGGTCAGACCGCTACAGATGTCCCGTTTGCAGTTGAAGCCCTGCTTCAGCCATACCGAATTTACGGTGTGTAGGAGGATTTTATGCAGGCCGGAAGACTGAGAGACAGGGTGGTAGTTCAGAACATCACAACATCCAGAGATCCTTCTGGTCAGCCTGTTGAAACGTGGCATGACGGTGCGAGTACATGGGCAGAAGTCAAAGGCATCAGTGGCCGTGAAATTGTAGCGGCCGGTGCTGAAACCGCTGTAGCCACTATCAGGGTTTGGACACGATTTCGTAACGATATAACTGCTGCGTCCAGACTCAGGGTTATCACTGGACCGTTCAAGGGTGCCATTTTGAATATCATTGGCCCACCGATTTCTGATTCTCGCGGTGTTCAGCTCGAAATTTTATGCAAGCAGGGGGCAGAAAAATGATTGAAACGAGCCTCGACTTTTCCGGGTTGAATGATATAGCAAAAGACCTGGAGTTACTTAGCCGCGCTGAAAATAACAAGGTTTTGCGTGATTCCACACGCGCCGGGGCAGAAGTGCTTAAGGAAGAAGTGATCGCACGCGCTCCTGAGAGAACCGGAAAACTGAAGAAAAACGTGGTCGTTTTGACTCAGCGCTCACGACGCCGCGGTGAAATTACTTCCGGCGTACATATCCGTGGTCGCAACATGCGAACCGGTAATAGCGACAACACCATGAAAGCCAGCGATCCGCGAAATGCGTTTTACTGGCGGTTTGTTGAGATGGGGTCTGTAAATATGCCGCCTCATCCGTTTGTTCGCCCCGCGTTCGATGTTCGCCTGGAGCAGGCGACGGAGGTCGCGATCAGGCGTATGAACCAGGCGATTGACGAGGTATTAAGCAAATGACGGAAGACGATCTCTACTCGATGCTGGCGCCGCTGGCAGGTGGGCAGGTTTACCCTTACGTTGCTCCGCTGGGTAGTGACGGTCAGCCTTCAATTTCTCCACCGTGGGTAATTTTTTCACTTATTTCTGATGTGACCGATGATGTTCTGTGTGGACAGGCGGAATCTAACGTTTCTGTTCAGGTTGACGTGTATGCCTTGACGATCAGCGAGGCACGCATAATCCGGGATATGGCATTACAGGCAGTTAAACCACTTAATCCTACCAACATAAGCAAAACACCCAGTTATGAACCAGAGTCCCGGTATTACCGGTCAACGCTGGAATTTCAGGTAATCGCCTGACACATCCATTAACTCACAGACCCGCTTCGGCAGGTTTTCTATTTTCAGGAGACAGTTATGTCCTCACTTTATGAAAAATCACAGGGCACGAAGATTCAGATCACTTCTGCCCCGGCAACGCCAGAAACGGTCGGTTCAGCAACGTATCTGGATTTGCAGTGCACCATTAAAGAGGTGCAATTCACTGGTGGCCAGAAACAGGATATCGACGTCACAACGCTGTGTTCTATAGAACAGGAAAACATTAACGGCCTGGGCGCTCAGTCAGAAATCTCACTGTCGGGTAACTTTTACTCTAACCCTGCACAGGATGCCCTGCGTGAAGCATATGACAATGACACCTCCTATGGCTTCAAAATCATTTTCCCTTCCGGGATCGGCTTCCAGTTCCTGGCTGAAGTTCGCCAGCACACTTGGTCTTCAGGGACAAACAGCGTAGTGGCTGCAACGTTCTCGCTACGTCTGAAAGGTAAGCCAACGAAAATTGATAACGCGCTGCGCCTTACCACCGATCTGCCTGATACCAAATCCGTAACATCTGGATCAGCTTTATCACTGACGGTAGTGGCAGCGGGAGGAACCACACCTTATTCCTACGTATGGAAGAAGGGCGGTAGCGCAGTTAGTGGGGAGACGACTGCAACGTTCAACAAGGCAAACACTGCCTCAGGTGATGCCGGTGATTATGTTTGTGAGGTTACTGACGCCTCCACGCCTGCCGGAAAAGTTACCTCATCAACCTGCACAGTAACGGTGGCATAACTCATCTTCTTTAATCAGGGATAAAAAATGGCTAAGAGTCTTAAAGAACTGGCACTGTCCAGAGCGTCAGCATTTCGTCATACTGATGTTACTGTTCCGGAATGGGATGGTGTGAAGGTTGTCCTTCGGGAACCATCAGCAGAAGCATGGTTGCACTGGCAGGACGTGATTAAACCTGGTGATACTGATGGTGAGTTGTCCGTGTCAGAACGTGCGCACCGCAATCTCCGCGCAGATGTCACACTGTTTATTGATGTTTTGTTTGACGAACATGGTGAACCGGTATTCAGCAAAAATGATTTTGCCGATGTTGAAGCGGTGTATGGCCCTGTTCATGCTCGGTTGCTGCGCCAGGCTCTTAATCTGACCACTGACCCGAAGGAAGCTGAGGGAAAGTAGCACAGCCCGGCATGCGGTTTCTGATGTCGCTTGCGCTCCGCATGGGGCGCACGCTATCAGAGCTTCGGGATACTATGTCTGCCAGTGAACTCAGGCTCTGGGCTGAATTTGATAAACACAGCCCAATAGGTGATATCCGGGGAGACATTCAGGCGGCGCAGATTGCAACGGCTGTGTTCAATTCCCAAGGTGCAAAAGCCACGATGAGCGACATGTTGCTGCGCTGGCAGCGTGATCCTGATGAAGAAGGTGCAGACCCGTTTGCCGGGCTTGAGGCGGCGCTTACAGCTGCGACGCAGTGACATTAAAAGCATACATTATTATCATGATAGCTCTTTAGATATGGAGAGCCTTTGTGAAAAATTTAATAGTCACTGCATTAATTGGTCTATGTGCTTTCTCTTCACATGCGAGACCTTTAACTGATTCTGAAAAGCAAGCTGTAGAAAGTTCGGTTAAAGAGCACCTCAAAGATCCAGATTCCGCAAAATTCTATCATGGTGATTTTCCATATCCAGATAGCTCTTACGTATATTGTGGACAGGTGAATGCAAAAAATTCGTATGGGGGATATGCGGGGAAACAATTATTTTCCAATTTTGTCGCTGTAAATAAAAATGGAGTTATAGTTGCCCCTTCTTTGGACTACAGCAGAGGTTCTGGAGAGCAATTAGACCAAGAAATAATTTCTGTTACATGTGCTAGTGCAGGATATGACATTCCTATTTTGAGAAAGTACTTTAAAGAAGTTAACAAATCTCGAAAAGAGAATGGGATTCCAGCACTCAGCAAAACATATATCAAAAACTAACCCGCTTCGGCGGGTTTTTTTATGGGTGAAATATGGCAACGTTGCGCGAACTGATCATCAAAATATCTGCAAACTCTCAGTCCTTTCAGTCAGAAATTTCCCGAGCTTCTCGAATGGGTAATGACTATTACCGGGTAATGCAGACCGGAGGACGTAAGGCAGCCGCTGCGTCTCGGGAGACTCAGCGCGCACTGGCGGAGGTTACCAGTCAGATAAATACTGCGAAAGCGTCGGCTTTGGGGATGGCAGGCGCATTCGCTGGAGCATTTGCTACTGGTCATCTGATATCACTGGCCGATGAATGGAGCTCTGTTAACGCTCGTCTTAAGCAGGCCTCTCAGTCATCTGATGATTTTACAGAATCCCAGCGTGCGCTGATGGATATCAGTCAACGAACCGGCACCGCCTTCTCTGATAATGCGAGCCTGTTTGCGCGTTCCGCTGCATCAATGCGTGAATATGGTTACAGCTCACAGCAAGTGCTGGACGTTACCGAAGCCATTTCTACTGGGCTGAAGCTTTCCGGGGCCAGCACGGCAGAAGCAAGCTCTGTAATTACCCAGTTTAGTCAGGCGTTAGCACAGGGCGTGCTGCGCGGCGAGGAGTTCAATTCTGTTAACGAAAACGGAGATCGGGTTATCCGTGCTCTTGCCGCAGGGATGGGCGTAGCTCGTAAAGATCTGAAGGCAATGGCCGATCAAGGTCTGCTAACTGCTGATAAAGTTGTCCCGGCACTGATCAGCCAGCTTGGCACAATGCGTGGTGAATTCGAGGCAATGCCGCAGACCGTTTCAGCCGCAACGACAAAAATTGAAAATGCCTTTATGGCCTGGGTTGGCGGAGCAAATGAAGCCACCGGAGCGACAGCTACTCTGGTCAGCGTGATGAATGGAGTGGCTGACAATATTGATACAGTTGCGGCTGCAGCGGGTGTTTTAGCTTCTATCGGTGGTGCCCGGTATTTGGGCGGTAAGTTGAGCGATCTCGGCAGCGAAACAGCTAACCTGATTGACGCTCGTAAAAATGAAATTGCCCTGGCAGCTGCTCGCGCAGAATCAGCCACCCAGTCGCAAAGAAAAGCGGCTGCTGATGCTCTTGCCGCTGAGCGTGCCTATCAACTCGCCCAGTCAGAACTGGCTCTGGCCAAAAATACCAATGCTGAAGCGCTGGCAACGCAAAATGCTATTGCGAAGCGCCAAGCGATGATTGCAGCGAATGCCGCGTTGGTGCAGTCAAACCGTGCTGTAGCAACTTCTCAGGAAGCGCTCAACAAAATGACATCGGCTATGAATTTGGTTAAAGCCGGTGCATCTGGGCTGCTATCCCTTGTGGGTGGTATTCCTGGAATTCTGATGCTTGGTGCGGGTGCCTGGTACGCCATGTATCAAAAACAGGAGCAAGCGCGCGAATCTGCTATTCAGTACGCATCAACTTTGGACGAAGTAGTAGAAAAGTCGAAACAGATGAGTCCGGCACAAATTAATGGTGCTATCGCTGATGCCGGAGACTCAATTGATGCTTTAAAACGGAAATTAAATGATTTAAGAGATCAGCAAGACAGTGCAAGTGCGTCAATTAAGCAATATACGGATCTAGCCAAGCAGTTCGGCGTAGAGAATGACACTAATAATGGTTATGTCATTAATGCGATAAAATACCAGCGCGAATACGATAAAATTTCCAGGGATATAGCAGAAACCACTTCAAGGTTAAATCAGACAATATCAAATCAAAATAAGCTTCAGGGAGAAGCTATAAATAAAACCGTTGAAATGGTCGGGGCGGTTGGCTCTCTGACGGAAATGTATGATCGTCTGAACAAAGTAACCAAACAGTTTACACCAGTATCACCGCCAAAATATGCAGGACCAGTCCTACCAGAGCTTGATACAAAGCAGCAGCAGGCTATGGTTAAAGCGGAGCGTAAAGCTATACTTGATAGTCTGCAGGGACTGGAAAAGGTACGGCAACAGGCAATATATGAAGCTGATGACCTTAATCTTCCTGCCGGGCAATATGAAAAATATATAAATCTTGCAGTGGAGGGAGAGAGAAAACTTCAGCAGCTCCGTGATAAGAATAAAAAAACGCGTGGTAAATCGGAAGCTGAAAAAACAGCTGATACTTATGACAAGCTGATCAAGCAGCAGAAAGAGCAGATCGCGATGGCAGGTCAAAATACCGAACTGGCAAAACTGAAATACCAGGTGAGCCAGGGCGAACTGGCGACGCTTACAGAGTCCCAGAAGCAGACCCTGTTGCAGAATGCTGCGCTCATTGATCAGCAAAAAATACGTGAGCAACTTCGAAATTACGAGGCGAATCTTGCAGACAGTAACGCCAGCTCCCGCGCAGCGAACGAGGCTCAACTAATCGGCTACGGTCAGGGTTCTCGGTTTCGCGAAAGGCTTCAGGAACAATTCAATATCCGTAAGGAATTTGAAGAGAAGAATACTGATCTGCTTCGGCAACGGCAAACTGGTGAAATAGACGAAGCTTTCTACCAAGAAGCCCTGGCTTTAAATAAACGTTATCTCGATGAGCGCCTGCGCGATCAGCAAGGTTTCTATGCTGCTTCTGATG